TATTATTTTTTTCGTTCTCCAGAAATTTATCTAAATTTTCCAAATCATTACTGGATGATTTTTGTTCTGTCCATGAAATACCACCAATTAATGTGGCTTTGTATTTAACTTCGTTATTGCTCATTTATATTATATTATGTCGAATTAAGTTTAACTCAGTTTTTTATATAATATAATTAAAATCATTTATATTGTAAATAATTTCTATATTGGTTTGTATTATATTATATTTATATCTTATAAATATAAATGGATCATACAGAAACAATAGAAACAATAAAAACAATAGAAACAATAGAAACAAAAAAAATAATTATTATTGATGAAACTACTGAAAAAAATAGTAAAAAAAATAAACAAATAACTTATGAAAAAGAAAGAAAACTGCGAGTAGAAACAAAATCTTGGGGGCTAAATGATGACGAATTATCACACATTACCCAAATAAACACTATAAAAAATATATTAGATAATTCTTCAGAAAAAAATAAGTATAAATCATTCATAATCACACATATAAAACAAAAAATTAACGGTTACAAACAACAAGACATTTTAAAGAAAAAAATGGATGAACAAAAATTCATTAAATTTGATGATGTTATTCAGCTTTTAAATAATTGTGAAATGAAATGCCATTATTGTTCCCAAGAAATTTATATATTATATGAGATTGTTAGAGAAATGAAACAATGGTCGTTAGATAGAATCAATAATGATATTGGTCACAATGTAGGCAACCTGGTTGTTGCTTGTTTAGATTGTAATTTACACAGAAGAAGAACTAACAAAGATGCTTTTATGTTTACCAAAAATTTAATTATTACGCGCGAAGGAATATAAGTTTATATACTCATTATTTAAAAAAATATATTATTAATAATGAATTATTGGAAATGGAGCAATGGCGAACCATATAATAAAAGCATTCGACAACAACCGACTTCGAAAGACAATTCTTGTAATCAAAATTCGAACAAAGACGCAATCCAAACATCTTTAGACGATGATATTTTTTTTACAATGAATCCAAACTCTATAAGAGAAGATTCAATGAGGGAAGAATTAGATACTAAATTGGCCGATAGAGAACTGATTTCGCAACGCGGGGTTAATCCGTTTTCACAAACAAGTTATGTAAATGATATTACGGCACGGGATATGTTTTTAAAACCTGTCAATACAACACAGGGCAGAAGTAAACAAACGGAAATAAATATGGATTAAAAAAGAAAAAAGCAAACTCCCTCCCTGGGAATCGAACCCAGGTCTTCCACGTGACAGGCGGAAATACTCACCACTATACTAAGAGGGATTATTTATTTGGTGGTTATTATACATGGTTTATGTATATAAACTCTATTTTATAGAAGCAAACAAATATGGAATAAATTTATATTTATATATATAAATACATAAATGTCAACTGTAATAACAAATGCCAATATAAAGGATTTAGTAAATACTTATTTAACAAATAAAAATAATCTACCTGAGAATTTACGAAGTATCGAAATCGGTCAATGGAATGTAAGCGGAGTAACAGATATGAATGGTTTGTTTCAAGGACGTACTAAATTTAATGAACCATTAAATGACTGGAATGTCAGTAATGTAATTATGATGGCATATATGTTTGAAAGTTGCGCTGCTTTTAATCAATCATTAAATAAATGGGATGTTAGCAATGTAGATGATATGAGCTATATGTTTGACGGTTGTACAAATTTTAACCAATCATTTTTTAACGAAAACTTAAATAGAACTTGGAATGTTATTCGTGTAACTAAAATGGCATCTATGTTTTCCGATTGTAAAAATTTTGATCAAGATTTAAACGATTGGAATGTTAGTAATGTGACGGATATGAACTTTATGTTTTACCATGCTATAAAATTTAATAAACCATTGAATAATTGGAATGTTAGTAATGTAACTGATATGAGCCTTATGTTTGGAGCTTGTGAAAGTTTTGATCAACCATTAAATGCTTGGACTATTAATCCTCAAGCAAATACATCAAACATGTTCGAGGATTGTATAATAAGTGAAACTAATAAACCAGACATTCAACGAACAAGACAGGGTGACGCAAACCAAATACAGGTTGACGCACACCAAATTCATATAGAAGCAACAAAAATTAAATACAACAAATTAAATAAATTTTTGTATGAAAAAGCGATTAATCTTGACGGTTTAAATTATCCGAATTACATTAAAGAGACAATAAACACATTCATTAATGAAAGTGATGAGTCAGAAGAAAAAAAAGCAGAACAACGAAATGGTCTTCAAGTAATTATGAATGAAAGATTAAATAATTATAATTACAATAATTTAAATTACAATAATGTAAATTCTGATATAAGAAATTCTATTTTTTATTGTTTGAATTATGTGAAATCACAATCTCCTATATTTAAAAAAACATATGTCGATACTTTTATTAAGGATTGCCTTCAGGCACACGAAGGAGATGATGGACTGAGTTGTGTAAAGGGAGTAGTAGAAAGATGCGTATTTTCTTTAATTCCTGCTTGCGTTGCGTCTCAAGACAATAATGATTGTAGCACAATTATTCCTTTGATTACAGGTCTTGAAGAATATATATTAGATTGGTATAAATTACATTCACCTGGTTATTCAACCGGTTCCAATAGTTCAAGCGAAGAACCTTTTCCAACTGATGAAGATGGTAGAAAAGAAAATTTGAGACAATATTTATTAAAAAAATTTCCAGGTCAAGAAGAAATGATAAATGAATCAATACTAAAATGGGCAGATGAAATGGGTTACGATGATGATGCTTTCAGATTTACGAATAAGGGAGGTAGAAGAAGAACTAAGAAACGAAGAAGTAGAAACGGGAAAACTATAAAAAGGAAAACAAATAAAAGGAAAACTAATAAAAGGAAAACTATAAAAAGGAAAACTATAAAAAGGAAATAAATAATAAAAAGTATATAAATTTTATTATGTATTATTAAATGCTTTTAACGCACATTGTATGCATCAAACGGTTAGTAAAATACACAACAAATAGATTTATTAATAATACTAATGAATTTGCAACAAACATCGCATTTATTTTCTTATAATGAAGAACAACTGTGTATACAATAGATATTACGCTAAATACAAAAAGGAATCCAAACATAACAGACAAAAAGTAGAAATAACCGCAGTATTCTCTTGACAAGGGTCCAAAGTAATCATCCATAAACTGTTTCATTTATAATATATACTAACAAAATATATTTATAAAAGTTATAGTTAAAACAACTTAAAAATTTATTTGAAAACTATCACAATGAGCAAATCAGTGTATACAACTCAAAACGACTTATTATTAAAAAATTTAATGGATTTTTATAAAACAGATAACGACGACGGTACGTTTAATTCGAACAATAATTTGGATAAAATGCTTAGAATTATTACAGGTACGTCTAAAATTTCATTACGCATTGTAGATTGGTTTGCGACAAACTATGCTAAAAAGTTTTACACAATTTATACCATTGAAAAAACGACGGATAATATTACTAGACGTTTCAAAGTTTATGATGACTATAAACTGAAGTTAAAGGCATATTCTAAAAAAAGGTTTGACCCATTTTGTAGATGGGATAGAATCAATATTCCTTATTCAAATGATAAGTTTATTGAGACAACCATAGGGCAATTGAATTTTTTTAAATGGGCTTTAGAAAACAAGGTTATTGATTTTGTCGAACAAAATTATGAATTGATTGAAAAGGATATGAATAGTCGAAACAGTACTTCTAAAAGAAAGGAAACAATTGTGCTAGATAATTCAAAGACCAGAAAAAAGAGAGAAGAGCTATCTATTTCGGCAACAAAAAGCATTAAAAAGGAAAAGGTAGAAATTGTCTTGGAATTCAATTAAATTTTTATTATATTCATTTAAATTATAAAATGAATACAATACAAAAACGGTTTTTATTGTTCTTAGTTGGCTGTATTGGTACCAGATCTTTGTTAGTATATATAGCAAAAAACCTAAGTAAACAATATTTATTTTATTTGGGATGGTTAACTCTAATTCCGGCTATAGGGTTCATTTATATTTTTTTAACAGGTACCAGACAAACTGGGGCAGAGGTATTTGGAGATAAAATTTGGTGGAATGATTTGCGACCACTTCATTCGCTCTTATATTTTTTGTTTTCATATAATGCTATAATGGGAAACATGAATGCTTGGATTTACTTGTTAGTTGATGTTATAATAGGACTTATATTTTTTTTGACTCATCATTATATGGTTGGTGATTTTGCGAAATTAGTATAAAATATAAAAAGTATATTATTTTTAAAGTTTATTATTTAAAAATAATTTAAAATATAATTCAATGGGTAATACACAATCTATGAAAAAAATAAATTTTGAAGATATGCATACAGTAATAAAAAACCCAGAACAATATTTGCTAATAAATACGTTGCCAGTTTCAGAACAAAGTTGTTTAATAGTGTATACTGTGGGCGCGAATGATGAGGAAGCTATTATCAATAAATTCATAAAGGAAAATAAAAGCATTCGAATTATTATTTATGGGAAAAATAGCAATGATGAAAGCGTCCAAAAAAAATACCAACAACTATTATCTATAGGATTTTACAACATTTATGTTTATACAGGGGGACTATTTGAATGGTTATTGTTGCAAGATATTTATGGGAAAGAATTATTTCAAACAACAAAAACAGAATTGGATATTTTAAAATATAAATCACATCAAATGTTGAATCTATCATTATTGGAATACTAATAAAATAAGTAGAAGATATATTTTTATAAAATATTTTTCTAATATAAGAATAAACATTAATGGATGCAAAATATTTATTTTATATTACGCTAGTAATTTCAATTATTGTTCAAATTATAACAGGAATAATAGAAGTAGGAGCTTTTTTTGTAAAAGTACCAACTATGTATTCCATAATAAGACAATTACTAATATTAGAATTAGTGGTTCAGTTTTTTGAAGGCATGTTTTACGTTTGGTTAGCTTATAATTTTACCAAGGTGTTAAATGTTACTCCAAAAAGATATATAGATTGGGTTATTACAACTCCAACAATGCTAATAACGTTAATTTTATATTTAATTTATTTGAATAAAAAAGTAGAAAATAAAACAAACGAATTGGACTTTTTTACACTTTTGAAAGATAACGCAAATACAGTTATACCTGTTGTGTTGTTGAATTGGTTAATGTTACTGTTCGGTTATTTGGGTGAAATGAGAATAATCCCTGTTTTACTTGGGGTATTACTAGGGTTTATACCATTTTTAATGTATTATTATATCATTTATGTAAATTATGTAACTCAAAATACGAATGGGTATTTATTGTTTTGGTATTTTTTCTTTTTTTGGTCACTGTATGGTGTTGTTGCTGTTTTACCATATTATATTAAAAACTCATTTTACAATATATTGGATTTATTCGCAAAGAATTTTTTTGGTGTATTTTTGAGTTATATAATATTTTCTGGAAATTATTGATTATTAAATCTTATGACACGCGACGCCATTTAACGCCATATTAGATAACGCATCTGCTCGTTTATTGTCTTCTCTGTAAACATGAGTAAAATCTATATACTCAAAATGTGTAATTAAATCATGTATTTTTTCATAAAACGGACGTAATTTGTCTTTTTTTAATTTATAAACACCATTGAGTTGATTTATAACCAATTGACTGTCTCCATATACAGACAGTTTTGTTATATTTTGCGAAACTGCTTCTTCTAACCCTAGTATTAACGATTGATACTCGGCTTCATTATTCGTACAGTTAACTCCAATATATTTATAATCGCACCAAATTTCTTCGTTATTATTATATAATACTGCTCCTATTCCAGATGGTCCAGGGTTACCTTTACTACAGCCATCAAAATGTAATTTATAATTATTTTCCGTACATAAAGGATTACTCGTTTTTTTTATTTTAAGAATATGTGTATTATAATTATTTGTATTCTGTTTAATGGGTGGAAAGAAATTTAAAATAGAATAAGAAGACATTCGTTAAATAATGGTTTAAATATATTTTTATATGTTTGTAATATATAATTGTATATAATGAATATCAATTTTTTAAATACAGTGTTTTCTTTGTTTTTGTTTTTATCGTCTGTAAAATGTGATACAGAGTGCCCTAATGTTATTTTATCTGAAGACAGAAGAGAAAATAAACAATCTTTAAGATTAGTCCAATATAATGTTGAATGGTTGTTTATTGATTATTACTCTGCTATGGATTGCCCTGGTGATGGTTGTACTTGGAAAACGATCGATGATGCCGAAACACATTTATCTTATGTTTCAAAAGTAATAAAAGATTTGAAACCCGATATTATAAATTTGTGTGAGGTTGAAGGTTGTGACGAGTTAAACGCAGTAAAAAATTATTTGGATGATAGTTATGTACCGTATCTTAAAAAAGGCACAGATACATCTACTGGTCAAAATGTAGGCATGTTAACTCGTATTGACCCAATTATAAATTTATATCGTAGCGAAGAAAAAATTGCGTATCCTATTAGTGGTACAAAATGTGGATCAACCTCATCTTCAGGAACAAGTGGGGTTTCAAAACATTATATAACTGAATTCAATTTAGGGGTATACAAGGTGGCGTTAATAGGAGCACATTTATTAGCCATTCCAACCGATCCTTCAAGATGCGTTCAACGAGAGGCACAGGCACAAGTTTTACAAAATATAGTTTATGGTTATATAGAGCGTGGATACGAGGTTATTTTAATAGGCGATATGAACGATTATGATGGTGAAATATTGGATAAGAATGATGATAAACCAACATCCCGTGTGTTAGATATAATGAAAGGTTTAGATGGACAAAAGAATGGAACATATGAACTAACAAATATAGCTGTAAATATAAAGCAGGATGAGCGATTTACGGATTGGTGGGATTCAGACAATAATTGTAATACAACTTCTCAAAAAGATTATTCAATGATAGACCATATTTTAGTAACAGACAATGTTTATAGTAATATTGTTAATGCGTATATTTATCATGGTTATGATGAATATTGCGGTAAATGGAATTCAGATCATTATCCGATTGTTGTTGATTTTGAATTTTAGATAAAAAATAAAAGTATATTTCAAGTGAATTATACTTTTATTTAGTTTTATATTTTGTTTTATAATTGGTTTTTTATAATTGGTTTTTTTAATCCTGTTTATGAATAAATTCGTCTATTTGGTTTAACCACTCATGTAAAATATGTTCTTGTTCATAAATATCTACATTTCCGTCTAATACTAATTTTTCTGTTTTAATGCCTTTTTCAGGGTCTAGAAAATCATTATGACATTTGTGGCAATCTGCCAAATAGGACAATGGTATTAATTCTTCTCCAACACGTGCTCTCTTATGAATTCGGTTATAGCAAATTTGTGGCTCAGTATTGACATAAATTGTATGGTTAAAATCAAAATCGGTTATAAAAGCATCAAACCAATTTAAATAAATTTGGTAACAAACGTCTTCGATTTTGCCTTGTTCGTACAACATCTTTGCGAATACATATTTGTCTGTATATAAGCTACGCTCAGTGATAATGATAGTGTCAGTATGTTCATTTGATTTAATAGCATCCTTTAAAATTTTTAGACGAGAAATATAAGCCATAATTTGGAAAGCGAATGAATATTTTTCTTGATTGTCATAGAATTTCTTCAACATGGTATTTCCTTCTTTATCCTTAATTTTCTCCCAATCATCAACGGGTTCTCTTAAAAATATTACCTTTTTATTGTCTTGGTAGTAAGTTCTCAAGCGTTCCAAAAGGGTTGATTTACCAGAACCAATGTTGCCTTCAATAGATACAATTTTAAAATTAGCCATTTTATATTAGTTTATTGATATTTCTTCTTAAATCATTATTATTTCAATTTTTATTTTTATAATAAATTATATTGTAAAAATAAAATTGATTTTAAATAAACATATAAACAATAAACAAACATAAAGAAAAAAAAGAATATTATAAAATGGACCTGAAACAAAGAAAACTGTCGAAATCTGAATGGGACTCAATTGAAATTCCAGTGTCAAGTAATGAAAATGAAATATTACAATTAATTACTAATGGATTTTCAAATGTACATATCAAAGTTAATAAAAACGATTCTATCTTTACTTTCTTAAAGATAGAATATAATCACCAGCTCGAAGAATTTCTATACTCAAAATTCTTTGGAGACAAAATAAAAGAACTCGTTAAAGAACACC